TAATGACTATATACGTGCCAATATTGAGGTCATTGAACTTTCCGTTTCCAGTTGCGATTATACTTGCACAATTAATGAAAGTCATAGCTTCAAGTGTACCGAACTTTCCGACGCCGCTAGCATATATGTCTCTCCATCTAGTCAGGTCAGCCCCTAAATCATATGTTGCATGTGCATTAGGTAAGAGGTTAATTTGAACGCCGCCACCTAGAAGTCTTAATGCACCTGAAAGCCAAATGTCACGCCACCTTTTCGGAGTAGCATTCTCTCCTAAATCATAAGTATTATCTATATTTGGAATGACATTGCCGAAAATCATGTTTGTAACTGCAAGGTCAACAGTCCAGATTTTAGCAAACCGCTTATCTGCAGCGCCTAAGTTGCCGCTTTCGTCAGCAACCGGTAACAGATTAGTTTTAAGTTCAAGGTTTGCTACTCCTGTACGCTTCAGCCAAGTGTCAAGAGCTGTACTGCCTCCGGGACCAAACTGAAGAAGCTCAAGATCCAATTTTGCTCTAGGATTTGCTTCTCCAAAAGTTTTCAGTTGAACATAACCATCTGAAGGCAGAAGCAGATATTTCGTGTTAACTTCTTTCCACCTGTAAGCGCTACTGCCAAGAATTCCCCTTAAGTCATCTGAAGGGTTAAACTCATGATCAACTACTGTGTTTGCAGCCTTATTTTTTGTTCTAAACTGAATGATTGCTGCTGAATCATTGAAGGGTCCAATAAACTTGGGAGCTATCCAGCCTTCAATTTTGTCCCAGCCGCCATCATCATCACTTGCCCATTGAGCGCCTGTATCATCTCCTGTTTCATGTCCTAAATGATGGTTCCCGAGACCGCCTCCGTAAGAAACAGAAGGTACTCCTCTTTTGCCAAGTTTTGTCCTAGCAAGTTTCTCTACTGTTACAGTTGTTGCCCGCAAGCCATAAAGATAGTCTGCTATCTGAGGCGGGACCTTCCCAAGCTCATAAGTTATTATGAGAGTTTGCTGTCTCGCGTCAACATGGTATTCTACGCTTTCAATCCGAAAATCAGAGTCAACATTCTCGTTGGGCAATTCAACGTGAATCTTGTCTCCAGGCAAAGAAGGGTCAAGAGCATAATCTATAACGCTGCTTTCAACAGTCAAGTATTCTGCTGGATCCTTGAAGTAGTCCAGGAGGGCTTTTGCTCTTAAATTACAGTCTAGATCGCTGTTGAGTTCTTCATCTGTTTCAGTAAATTCTCGAAGACCATAACTTGTTTGGCTTCCAGGAACATCTTCCTGCATCGCAGCATATCTTCTCCCTCCGAAATAGAGAGAGTCAACCCAGAAGTAGCCGCTGCCTATACCTGCAAACCAACAGTCAATACGAACAACTTTTATGGCGCTCCAATCAAAGCCAGCAGTAATAGATGACCAATCGCCAGCATTTACTGCGCCGACTCTAACATCTACTTTCTGCCACTCATTTAATCCAATATTAACGTGTTTCCAGGCTTCTCTCGCTGATGTGTCTATTAGACAGATGCTTACATTCCCGCTGAAAGCTTGCTGGAGAGCAAGATAGAAACTTAAAGTCGGATACAAATTAGAGTTAACTTCTTTGCCTCCATCGATTGTGAAGACTGCACCTTCATAGTAAGCTTGAATTCCGTGAAGTTTGATACTCCCAGTCCCTTTGACTTTTGAGACTGTATCAAAAACGGGCGGTTCACCAGTTATTGATGTCCAAATTCCGTCAGTAGAATGAACTGCTTCAGTCCAGAGATCCTTATCTAGAGGTACACTCTTGTCAGCAAGGCCATAAATCATAATCTTGTTCCGGACTCTGTGAATATCTTTCCTGTACTCGCTAACTTCAGCGATCTCTGTTAGGCTAACACTACTCGTTTTGCTGTTCTTTGGGAAAAACTCGAACTTGCCATCAGGCGCCACACGAAAATCATAGCCGATTACGCCTGCCTTGTCACTGCTTTCAGCAATATACTTCAAAACATCCCATAAAGGCGTATCCTCATACTCAAGCAAAGTGAACGTCGTATCCGTGTCTTCTACAAGCTCAGTAGCGCTTCGAGTGTGACTAAGAAGCGCATAAGAATCCATCAAGTCTTTAACGATCGCTTCTCCCTTTTGGCTAGTATAAGTTTTTGTTACTACGCGACGGAACAGTTTTTCTCCCCAACATCTACCGCTTACCAGCATATAGTATTCATTTGGATTTGGACAGAAACACTTGATACTTTCAACTCTGCAAGTGATTAACTGTGGAACATTAGTACCTCTGCCAACATCAATGTGTCCATCAACACCAACAAGGATAGGTGTTGTTCCTCCTGGACTATACTCTTGGTCCCAATTTTGAAGGAGAAGGTCAAAAGATGAGACTTCTTTAGTACAGCCTAAATGAAGAACAAGATCAATAATGTCTCCTTGCGGGGGAGTAACAGAGCCTAAAACAGCAGCAATTTTGGGAATGTCGCTGCTCAAGGTTACTCAACGCCTTTACGGTATAAGTCTTCTCCAGACCGTCGAATACTGCGGCCTGAAGTTGGCGTTTCGGCTGCTGCACTATTGAAGTCTCTCATCCCTGAAGTTGCATTATTCATCTGTGAAGCGAAATATGACATTGCTACAGCTGCAGCGATTATAACTGCGATTCCGACTCCTGTTAAGGCTAAGAATGTTGCATGGCTAATGTTTAGAGCATTCTGAGCGGCTACAGCGATCCATGTTGCAGCGGCTTTGATCTTATGAGCTATACTTGTCGTTATACTCGCGCCTGCATTCGAAGTTTCAGCTGTCGTATTAATTGCGATGCTAGCAGTGTGTCCAGTCGTTATAGTAGTCATAATTGCTTTGAGCCGAATCCATGCTCCCATAAGCGTTATGACGCTCATGATCGTGCTGATCCACTTGCTGCTTTCCTTGTCAAGGATCCCGAAATTGCTAGCAAGACTCGTGACAGCGATTCCCATATGCCCAACTGCCATAAATCCTGAAGAGACGCTTCTTAAGCTAACATTAACTGCTTCAGCTTTTGCTCCAACTTCTGTAAATCCTGTTGCCGAAGCCTTCAAGCTCTCACTCATGTTTACTGCTGAGACGCTTGTCTGCTGAAAAGTAATGTTAGCAGCTTGAACTGAAGAAACATCTATCGGCGGGACTGATGGAATGTCAATAGGAGCAAAATTTATCGATATTGGAGAGCTTTCAATCTGAGCCTTAAGTCCTGCAGCATCTTCGCTTATGGTACTGAATGCTGGACTTGCCTGATTCTCTACGCTAATGAGGATTCTCTGCCCCGAAATCTGTGAAGCCATAACTCCAGCATCAGCAGCTACCCTAACGAATTCTGCACTTGCCAGATTATGAGCAATAATCGAGACTGCAAGTTCGTTAAAACTCATTGAAGACCAGCTCCTAACTTTGCAGCTTCTATCCCTTCAGAAATCATCTTCTCAAGTTGGTCAAGATACTTCTGAACTGCCGGAAAAATGTAGGGCTGAGCTCGCATATATCTAGTCCCGAATTCGACAAACAAAGCGTAAGTTGCCTCAGCGCCAATGCGAACCACCCAATCTTTGACTTGAGAATATATTGTACTCTGAAGATAGCCTGTTCTAACAGGAACTTTAGCTCTAGCTTCAGCCTTAACAAGTTCAGCCCATTCACTCAATTTCGCTCGCACATAATCCTGTAGTGAAATGCCTAACTTAGAGAGAGCTGCCTGAAACTGTTCAACGCCTTGAACTTGAAGGACTACTTCAACGGCCATAAGTCTTTGCTCCCCTATTTGCTTTTGCGAGTTCGTCTTCAGTCTGGAGATCCATCTCTCTCAGAATCACTAGGAACTGCTCGATACTTTTTGCTGGCTGCCTTCGGAGCTCGAGGATTGTCCATCCGAATTCTTTGCATAACCGAAACTCTGAAAGAGCTGCATTCGGTTTTCCTCGCTTAATTGCTCTAACAAAAAACGCAGTTCATCATGAGAGACACCGTTAAGTTTGTTGACGACTTTCGAGAAGAGCTCACCGACTTCTATCGGGACACCTTCCTCTTCAGCGAGTAACTTCTCGAGCGTTATCGGCTTATTGTCAGGCTGTTCTTTTAGGCTAGCAAAAATGGACTCTGCCTGGATCGCGACGAAATCGCTCATCTCAACCTGGCCAGTCATCTTGCTATACTTCGTGTGTTTCTGGCAGATCCTGCTCCTTCTTGCCCAAGTGATCTCTCTGAAGACGTACTGGCCAGCGTATTCTTTGCCGAAGTCTTCTTTGACATCTATACTTTGTGTCCTGATATCTTATCCGCTCCCGGTGATTGCTATTGTGAAGCTGAAGCTTTTCAGGCCTTTTGTTGCTTTGTCAACTGTTAAGGTGAAGTTGACAGGAATTATTCCTTCTGGGCTTATCTGTCGGCCTTCAGCATTCCATGAGCAGCCTATAAAAGTTGTTGCGTTTGCAGGGATCCAGCTTTCAGTGACCATAGTCACATTTATTGGGACATTACTTGTACTTTTGAGGTAGGCTAATGAATTCTTTGTTTCTCCAGGCTCAAGGAAGCCCCAGTCAATCATTGTCAACTCTATTGTGCATTCTCCATTTTTGAAGACGCTGACGCCGACAGACTTGATCTGTGCTGTGTTAGATATTCTGACTGTTGCAGAAAGCCAAGTATATGTTATGAGTGATCCGACAACGCTTCCAACAGCGACAGAAGCGAGGATGATAGCGATTGTTTTGTTTCTTGTCAGTTCCATCTAGATCACCTTAGCTGATGACGACGTCTCTAGCTGTGAACTTCACTTTTACGCTTACTAAGTCTTCAATTCTAGTCGGCGTTGCGACAGTATCCCATTTGCAGTATTTGAAAAGAGCGCTACTAACTGGGCCTAGGTCAAACTTGAGGCTAAATTCATTATCAGAGACCATATCGTCGAATTCAGTATCATCTTCAAACTCAAACGTAATTTCGCCGTACAGGTTTCTGTGACGTTCCCGGAGATACTTTATTAAGGAACTTGTTGATGGTGGACTTTGAATGCAAGGTACAGGCTTCAAGTTATTCTCTAAAGTCCATTTCCAATCAGTTACTTTAGTTGTTGTTACTTGAGTGCTTCCATCTGCGGCGCCGCGTGAAACTCCAACTTCGTTAAAGGCAACTGCTCCAGCATAATCGCCGTAACTTGCTCCAGCAATTTTTGCTGTTCCAAGAGAAAAACTTTTGCCGATCAATTCAACATTAGCTTTAATGAGGTCTTCAAGGTTACATTGAACGGTAAGTTTGTCAATTCTCATTCCTTTATACGTGAAACTAAGGATATTACTTGGAGTAGCCCACAAACTTTTGTAGTATATTGCCTCAATGCTTAAGCTGGTTAATGTTTGGGCATGCTGAATGAAACTGATCGGTGATTCACTGCTTAAGCAGTCCGGAATCTTGAGAAGAACGCGCTGGAGACCTTTCTTTATAGTCTGAAGATCTCTGCTTCCTACACCGCGAACCTTTATGAGGCCAGAATCAATACCTGGATCAACTGCTTCAGCGTTTATGCCGAGCATTGTTGGACTTGTTGGAGTAACTCCATATACGCTTTCAGCTACGAAATAGAGGCGAAACTCATGCGCTCCATACGTTTCTACGCTCATTTGTTTTTCGTCACACTCCCTTCTTTGTCACCTTTGATGACTGTGAAAGCTCTCATACTGCTAATCCCTCTACGACTGAGAGCAATTTTTTGAGGAGAATCCCTTTCAGCTTCGCATTCGGGCGGTTTTCATCAATGTAAAGGATGTATGTAGAGATCATCATATGTTCATGGTAGCCTTTACCATAATAGGCTTTGCGGCTGTCGCAATGCATACATGTCCAATGAGGCCGCTTAAGATCTAGATTGCAGACTCCTTTCCTGCAAGCGAAACCGAAACTTAGGTGTATCCTGAACATTCTTGTTCTCTCAATTACTGTAAGATTTAGGAGACTGTTTCAAACATGTAGCCCTTAAGCTTTAGTTCTGTTTTCCATAGATAAGGCTTCGCATTAGTGTCGTTAAGTTCACGAAAGCTTAAGACGTCACAGAATGTTAAGCCTGTTACTTGAAGGGTACATTCAACGAAATCACCAGTTATTGAAGAGGGGTCGCTTCCATTACTTGGATATGTACTCCGGACTAAAACGTGGAGGTATCCATTAGCGTCAACATGGTTTATGAGGTCAGCTGTTAACGTAATAGTTGTTACTTCATCTACTGCGCTTGAAGTACCAGTCTGAGTATGAGTCCATGCGCTTGTTGAGTGGTCCCATATTTTGAAGGTTATACCAGGCGTAGGAGGCGGAGTTAAGCCAGGCTGAGCGCCTGTTCCGTAGCCTTCAAAAGTTAAGACTAACTTTTTGAGGCATTGTTCTCTTGCTTCAAGCTCTGAAATTGTTGTTGAAGTTGTATTTTTTCCAACTTTGAAGCTGAAGAGAAATTGGCTATATTTCGTGTTACTTGTTGTTGACTTGGTATGTCGATTATTATTGCTTGTCCAGAAATGTTGATAATCAGCTACAGATAATTCAGTCCACACTGTACTATTTGGAGCGAGTTCTGTTGCGTCAGCTCCTTCATATGCTTTGTGAGTTGTTGAATAATAGCCGAGACCATTAAAATTGTAGATTGTTTTGTAAGGCAAGTTACGGTTAGCTTGGATAACAGCTAATATTCCAGCGAGAGTTTTATCACGCATTTCTCGAGCAGGATCTATCTGAATAGCCCTATCAACTGTGTGAATTAAACATCTTAGATAGATCATTCGCCACCTTATAGTTGAAGCTAGATTAACCTTGTTAATATCTTCTGATTCAAGCCCAAGAGTCACTACTGCATCGTAAGTCTTCATAAACTCCCTGTCATAATGTTCTGGACTATAGAGTATACTAGCAACGCTTGCATTATTCCGAATGACGCTAACTTTCGTTTTCAAGAGCCGCAAAATTGTTGTCACAGGATTTTCAAGCTCACTCATGTAGCCATAAGCCTCCGTAAACTAAGCTGATAGAAATAGGGCACGTTTCCTTTTACGTGAAGCTGAACACTTTGGACTTCGTAGTCATCTCCCTTTCTTCGAATCTTATCATGGTTTCTGACAGGGATAAATGTGAAGCCGTTAAGATAGTCTTCAATGATATAGCCAGCTTCAATAATGACTTCTTCAGCGCGTGCTGGCTGCATGAAAGCTTTAATTTCTAAAGGATCTGAATAGGTTACGCTTTGGACTGCTTCTTGAATAGAAAAGAGCTCGACAACTTCACCATAACCTTCTAGAGCTTTCGTAAATTCTGTCAAGGGAGCAACATAGTTCAGGAGCATTCTTCCGATCCATGTAACGCTTGCATTAGCTTTCTGAGGAGTAACAGGCGCAAAAGTCCCGAAGACAGGACCCCAATACAGAAACTCTTCAGGGTACATGTCAACGATAAGACAGCTTAATGCATAGCTAGGCGGATCCCAATCTTTCCGGAGAGGAGCAAGGATGCCGATGCTTATTGCATCATAATATTCGCATGCTGGAAAGCGGCTTACTACATCAATGTAGCCAGGCCAGCATACAGCAGGCCAGTAAGCAGGATGGCTACCTGTTTGTTTGATAGCGTTTACATAGTCATAGATGTGCTGGACTGTTGTTGAAAATCCTTCGTAGTAATATAAGCCTAAGAGTGCGAAGCTGATAACATCATCATAGACTTCACTTTCAGTTAACCCTATTCTGTGCCATTCTCCATCGCCTGAAGGGAGAGGATCAAACCACATCCAGATATCATTTAAGCCTTCGACTAGGAAGTCTCGCGCGTCACTCATCATAAGAGTATATATTGCTGCATTTGCAACGTCGTAAGTGTCATTGAGCATTTTCAAGCCGATTAAACAGTAAAGGTTTTCAACGCTCATACTTACGACCCAAACGTCTGAAGAGTCTACATATGTTGCGAAGCCCCCATAATACGTATCTTGAAGCGCTAAAACTGTTGGCTCATTCTGCATATTGAAGAGAAACGTTCTTCCTGCCAAGATAGCAGATGCCAGATGGTCAGCATCGCCTGTTAAGGAATATGCTTTAAGAAGAGCTGGAATAGCGCGACCTGCATCAATACTCCAGTATTCGTCGCTTCCTTCTGAGTTTACGAATCCTCCGTAAGCTTTCAAACCTGCATTTACGCATTGTTGAGTGATTAGCCAGTCAGCTAGAGACTGAATCTTTGCCAGAACAGTTGTCTTCAAGGCACCTGCCGAGAGAGTCCCATAATAATCATAGAAGAATTCGATTGCGAAAGCAGCTGGAAAAGTGCCTTTCCCATAGGCAATATCCGGATGGTCAACAGCTCCATCTTTTGCCACATAATAAGTGTAAGCAAGATTCGTCGTCATTGTCACGACATTTACGAGAACACTATCAACAGTATTCCATTCACTATGAGCACTGTCTTTGATTTCTACAGGCATACCTGCAAGAAAGAGAGCTCCATTAGTAACAGTTACTTCTTTCTGTCCAGCAGTTGCATCACCAGTAATTAATGCAGAGAGGACATAGTACCAAGGCGCATAGTAATAGACGAAATCATAGTATGCTTGTGGAAAAGTCATCTATCACTCCTCATCTGATTCAGCAACTTTGAACGTATCATTTTTGAGTTTCTTGATCGCCGCCTCGAGGCGCTTGTTCAAGATGTCTAGGTTAATGTTTCCTGCTTGGCCGCTGCTCTGGCTAACGCTGAAGCTTCCTATTGTGAAGCTTTGTCCGCTTGTTGCTCCTCCGCTTACATAGTTGGCACAGTAGATCGCTGCTAGATTCGTAATTGCTGAAGCTGCCAACTGAGTACAACTTGAATAATCTAAAGTTTGTCCGATTTCTGCGCTGATCTCTGCTGCAGCATCAACAAGGAATTTGGTGACTTGAGCATCGCTTATTGTTCCAACAGAAATGTTGAGTCTGCCTCTTACGTCATTAGGTGTGACTGCAACCATAAACATTCAACTCAGAGCTGAATATTCTATACTTCAGATTCTTTAAGAGCTTTTCCACAGTAGCAACTTCTTACATTACCTGAACTTTCATAGTGTCTCCTGTAGGTTGAGTGTAAGTTATTTCAAGCTGCGGAACATTAGAGCCTGCATCAAGCGCAGTTATCGATGCATAATTGTCGTTTTCGCCTTCCTCATGCAAGCCTAAACTGAAACGGTTCACAGCCGTTTTCGCGTTTCCAACATCAGCGACAACGTTGCTGCCAAGCGTGAAAGCTTTTGCGCCAGTTGAGCGAAGGCTCGTATCATCATTGACGTACGCTGTGCCTGCTGCGCAGCGGCTGTAGCAGGGGTCACCAGCATCACCAGATGGGTCTGCTTGGCCGTCACTGTTGTACGGGTGAATATCCAGAAGATGTGCGGCTCCTCCCGCTGTGCCACAGTTGACCAGGAGGCGAACCTGCGAAATCGTCGCGCCAGTCGGCAAATTGGTCAGTGGGAAACGAGCAAACGTGTGATAAGGGGCTTTGGCTGCAATGCCGACTCTTACTGTTGCTCCGTTTGTTGTTTTGGTGAAAGAGTTGTTCACGTCACCATCATAATCCGTGTCAATCGTTAAAACCGTCAAGGCGAACCCTTCACCGTGAGGCTTTCCATTGCCCCTTTGATGTCGATGCGAAACCTTGTCGTGTTCCCCCATGGTTGCATGTTGTGTTCTTCAAGAACCGATAAGAATTCTGGGCCGAACATTTCTTGGTGGCACTTGAAGATTTTTTCCAATACCCAAAACTCGCCCCTAAACACGCCTTGGCTGCAACAGTAACCGTAGCTGAACTTCAGCAATTCTTTGAAAGTATCCATGCTTTCTTTTGCCCAATCGTCACCGTCTATAACTGCCGTGGCAAAAGTCACCAGTTTCTCAGAAACCTTGTCCTGTTCATCTCGAAACTCAAAATATAACACCGCCTTGACCTTTCCAGAATCGTCTTCTGCAACGCACATGCTTGACAACCGCTTCTGCAACAACGCTGAAACGTAGCCGATTGTTGCTTTGTGGTGGCCTGACCAGCATAATGTTAAAGACTGGTTCTGAAGCTGCTGTTCAGCGGCTATCCAGGCGGCTACTTTGCTGAGCTCGTATGTTTGCTCTATACGGTAACATTTCACTAGAGAGTCACCGTTTGTGTTCCAATGACTTCGATAGTGACGTCAGAGCCTGCGATTGTGCTTCCGATTTGGTCAACGTAAACGCTGAATTCGTCAGCTTCAGCAATAGAAGTTACATCTGGAGCGCTACTTACAGCAGTCTTCTCTGTAGCTACAATCGTTGGACGATTTCCCTGTGTCGTAAAGATTGTTGTTCCAGCTCCTGTCCCTGTATGAACATCAATTATCAAGTTAGCGCCTGTTGGCGCAGTATCTATGACTAAACGGACTTTCGTGAGAGTAATTGCGCAAGGAGCTAATAGTCTCTGAGTTTTCTGGCCTGTTGTTAAGGCTCCAGGGATAGAAAAAGCTAACGTGATAACTGCTGTTTTCGTGTCGCCAGCAAGTATCAGTTTCTTCCATGTTGTCGTCATTATTGTTCTGTCCTTTCAATAAATTCTCTGACATCTTTTGGAACAGGTCTCCCAAGCCAGAACCTTCTAGCAGAATCTTCATTCAAAGGCTTACCTGAAACTGTCACAAGCACATCAGGATTATTAGCAAGCCTCCTCAGCTCAGGGATCTCTTTCTCGAGCCAAGAAAGCAACTCAAGAAACTCCTGCCTTTTCCCCATCTGAAAGAGCGTCTGAACCTTCTCATACAGTTTCTTCCTGGCAAACTTTATGATCAAAAGCTCCTTCATATTCAAACTTCCCAAATCAAAAAGCTTGATGCCTCTAACGTAAAGCTGATCAACTATTCGAGCAATCTGAATTCTACTCTCACTTAGGGACATGACCTTTCATCTCGGCTGGAAGCGTTTCTACAGCGATTCTTGATTGACTATCTATCTGAGCCTTCTTTTCACCGAGCATTTCCTGAAGCAAGATCTCCAAAGCAATGATTATTTCGTCAATATGACCTTTCTCAGCGGCTAAAGCATCAACTAGAGCATTATGAATATTCGCTATGCAGTCTGCTTTTTCTTCTCTCCACTCCTTCTCCCATTCTTTCCTGATTATTTCAACCCACTTCTCAAACTTCATATTATGAATACCCCCTTAGTCTTTCTTTTTCCCAAAAAAAGGAGGGAATTCTTAGACTACTGTACAGATGTACGGATGTAACTCGGCTGCGCCTGCGTGGAAGTAGATCTGCCCCAAAGCTGGCGTTGCTGGATTAGATGTTTGATTGTCAAGGCACAACGATGTTGCTTCATTCTTGGCAAAGTCAAGATCGGCTGATAAGGCTTCGATGTGTTCGCTGCCTACAACATCATTCGCTATGATTGCTGCAGCGTTTACTGAACCGTTTCCGAGAATGTGAACGTGGTCGTGTCTGCTAGCGTCTATTGCTACTCCTTCAGCTGCAGTTGTTCCTACGTTATGTGGGTCTTCATCGCTTAGGCTTGCTACTTCATCGGAAAACGCAAGTTTTTTCCATGTTGTCACCACTATATCACCTCCATTTAGACTCCGATGTAAGGATGTTCATCACTGAGAAGGAAAACTGCTTCGCCAACTTCCATAGTTGCTGGCAAATCATCAACGTTTTCGAAGGTGCACCCACCGCAGGCGAGCTCTCCTGTTCCTACTGTACAGACATAGATGCTTGAGTCAGTAGTTAAAAGTAACGCATAGCCAGGATAAGCATCAGCAGGCAAAACATCAACATCACAGATCTGGCAACATTTAGTCGCAAAAGGAACATTATGCTTTTCGTTCCCATGCATCGCTGTACTGCTACCGCCTCCACCGCCGCCGCCTGCTTCTCCATGATGAGTCTTAAGCTTCTGTATCTTCTCAAGAATTTCAACAGCATGCAAGCCGTCTAATTTGTCAGCGTCAAGCCCTGAACCTTCACCCTGCGGCAACAATTCTAGAAGCCGCTCTCCTTCAAGAGAAGCCTTAGCATCCTTAACTAATCTTTTAGTCTCTTTCAGGATTTCTTCAGCTTCAGGCATAAATGAATACTCTCTTTCCTTGCTTAAAGATTTTGACCCACAAATAATCTCGAGGTTTATCTATTGTTTCTTGATGATGTAGAGTCTGGTTTCTGTCTAAGATTCTTTTGAACCATTCAGGAGTTAACAGCCTCTTTTGAATATGTAAGGGCATCTCAGCGCATGGTCCATCAGGGTCAGGGCAAGCAATAATTAATGTATGCTTCGCAACTCGGATGCATTCAGCTAGAAAATCTTGAGGATTCTCGAGATGTTCAATTAACTGATTAGAATAGAGATTCTCAAAACTTTCGTTACTGAAAGGCAAATGTAAACAGTCACCTTTGATGAAGTTAACAGCCTTCTCGAGGTCTATTGGAATGTCAGAAAGAACTATTTGACCATCACTTCTATGTAAAGTCGGTTCAGGATGTAGATCAAGATTCACTGAGCCTTGCGGTTTATGGCCGCAGCCGATATCTAATGTATTCTTGACAAGAGGCTTCTCAGGCAAGTGTCCACATTGAACATCACCATCTATCGCTGCTGTGAAACCTTCTCTCGCAACATCATACGCAAAATAGACATCTTCCCCCAGATTCTCTTGACACCGAAACTTAAGTCTCTCTATTACTTTTCGTTTAATAAGGATACAACTGCAGCCTGCCATAACTGGCCCTTTCAAAACATGATTCTGAACAAGAGCTTCAGGCAAGTACCAGACTTTCATGTTACCATCAATGAAGCCAGCGATAAAATCAGCTTCAGAATGCCTACGGACTACTCCATAAGCAACATCAACGCCTAAAGTATAGAGGCTTCCGAAAGCATGCTTAGGCACTTCAACATCTCCCTGGACTAGCCAGAGATAATCAAAATCTTCAACTAATGCCTTGTGAACGAGATAGTTTTGCCTGTTGACTATGCCTGAGAGTCCATGACTACCACAGGGGGGAGTCTCACAGACTTCAAAGTCAAATTCTCCATAAAACTGGATAGACTCTAAAATTGCAGAATGAATAGCAAGACTAAAGCTTGCATACCTGTCTTTTCTGCCAAGCTGAGGGATCCCGACTAGGATCTTCTGGTGAACCTTGACTTTTTTTTTGTTCCAGGCTCAGCCTGCTCTATCTCGTCTACTGGTTCCAATTCTTCTAAGGGTTTCTTGAGTATCTCAGGCTTCGGGATCACGATAGGCTTAGGAGCTTCAATAACTTCTAGAAACGTTTTTCCAACGTACTTATCAGGCAACTCTACAACGTCGCCATTATGATAGATTATTCCACCTATCAAGATTTTTGAGACGCCTTTAATTCTGAATTTTATTGTACCATCCCTCCTCTATAGTTTGATTGAAATAAACAAATGGGGGGTACGAGACGGTCTAACCCGCTCCGCTTAAGTTAGAGTATTAATCTCGCATATAGCGGTTGGTTGAAGAATTCGCGGAGCTGCTACTTCGTAGACTTTTCCGTCGATATTCATGTCTTTGTCTTGCTGTAGGAATGTGTCTATATCTTTGCCGATGACGAGCTCAAAGTTTCCAGCGCTTGCGTCTATAACGAGGACACTGTCTGCAGCATCATCTGCTGCTGTGAGTTGTGTGCTTACGAAGACGCCTTTACTGCACATTTTCTGGACTACTTCCATGTGAGTAACTGCTGTGTTTGCGATTAGAGCATAGAGTTCGCCCCAGAGTACAGGCGGCAAGATTATCGCGTATGGGCCAGCATGTCCATCTGCTACGAGCAGTTGGATAGCTGCTGCGATTTCTGCTTCGGGTCCTGCGCTCCAGTCTCCACCGTTGCTTTCGTTTCTTCCTGTTGCAGTTGCTAGTCCTTCGAGTCCTAAGCGTTTGTACAGTGTTGTTTCTCCGACAAGAATGCATGCATCTTCTTCTTCTGCAACTTGTCTAGCTGCATTCTGAATGTTGATTGTGTCGATTGGCAAGCCTCCTCCTCTTGAAGCGATTAAGTCTCGCCACATGATTTGGAAGTCTTTACTGATAACTGGGACCGGAATATCGAATGCTGTTAACTTTACGGAGTCAATGTTTTTGCCTGTTCCGTAAAGGCTCAGGTTTGCAGGTGACATGTCTGTGGCTTTGTAGCCTCGCATGCTTGTGAAGCCTGCGTGTGGAAGAGTTGTTACAGGCATTATGCGTCTGCCGATTAGTTGAGGCCGAACTGCTTCAACTATCTTGGTTTCGATGTACCTGATTTCTTCGTCTGTTAGTGTTGCTGTGTCTCTGCCGACATTTCTTAGACTATATCCATTTTGCATTGTAGTTCTCTCCTATGAAGCGGCTGCTGCTTCTGCAGTGTTTGTCCAGATCTCAGCTAGGATGTATGCGATTGTTGTGACGTTGCTGGCTTCAAGGGCTTTTCCGATTGTACAGCCTTGTCCACCGATGGCTGCGACTGCTAGTTCTACTGCTAGGCCGTCGGCTCCTGTGACTAGAGTATCACCGATTGCGACGTTTTCAGATGCTTTCAGTCTAACTTGGCAAATGAAGTGACCTGTCAAAACGAGAGCTGTCTCTCCTATTGCTTTGGTAGCTCCTATTGCCTGGTCAGGGGCGCATTCGACAACTCCGACAAAGTTGTCGGCTTTGGCTCCTGATTCTTTGATTGCATGTTCATAAGTATCATTTATGACGAGGGATCCTGGGATGCATTCTCCTATTGTTGCGTTGGCTCCGACTTCGTATTCTTTGATTTTGCCAGCAATCATTTCGCATAATATACGGTTTGCTGGTTTCTGGTGTCCTTGCGGCATTATTGTTCACCCTGCTTTTTCCCGTAGAGACTCCCGACTGTGAGACCTTTCAGTCTGTCGGATTCTATAGCGTCGAAGTGGATGTTTGGACTTGAAGGTGTTGCTGAGTCAACAGCGATTTTAATGTTCTTCAATTCATCTATCGTTTTGGCTTGAAGTTCATCTACTGGCAACTTGCTGTGGGGGACGATCTCTTTGATTAGTTTGCTTTTTGCTTGAGCTGTCAGAACTTCATTAGCTTCTTTCAGTTCTACACTCAACTTTTCGATCATAGCATCCTTTTCTTGGATAGACCGTTTCATCATTTCGTTTTCTGCTGAGATAGCATCCATGCTTGCTTTCGCTACTTTATTCTGCGGTTCTTCAACCTTTTCTTGCTTTTCTGGCATATTTTCGTTTTTCCTTTTGGGTTGCTACTTCTAACGCGCCGTCAGTGGTCGCGAACACACCATCCCGTGTTAGTCATATTGCCTTATTATGAGGCGCTACCGTTTAGTTATGTCATTCAAGTGGTAAGGACCCAAGAGCTCCCTTGAACGCTCAAGCTCTTTTTCAGGGTCAACCTTTTCTTTAGGAAGAATCTTGTCCGGTTCTTTAGTTTCTTCGAAAGAATCTTCTTTGTGTTTGTCTACCCAAGCTTGAGCTTTCTCCATCGTCCAGCCTTTGCTTCTTTCAAACATGTAATTCTGAATTACTGTCGCACCTTGCGGGTCACTCTTAAACTTGCCAATGATCGCATGAATTCCTTCTCCAGCACTCAAGACGATTGTTCTGAAACTCCCATCAACGAAGACGCCAGGATCTCTAACTCTGATCCGGATATAGTCTTCTGTGACTTCAGGGTCAAACATTGCTTTTAATGCAGCGTCAAGTTGCATGCCGCAGAAGGGGCTAGGGCACCTGCCTTCAGGGATCCCTGCAGCTAGATGTCCAAACATTAGTTTGCGTTGAACGAAATCGTATTTCTGGCCGCTCCATTCGCCGGGCATAATATCTTTCTCGCAGAAGTATGCGAAACTGACATCTTTCTTTGTTCCAGCTTTTACAGCGTCTAGAAACTTCGGGTCGCAGGCTTTCTTAAACCACCTGATTTGACCTATGATTCCGTTAATGTCACTGCACCAGCGAGTCTTTTCTACTCTTCCCTGAATAGCTTCTGCATCTTCAACGAAGACTGTATCGATATGTTTCTCGCTGACGACCCAGGCGCCTTCAGCAGTGAAAGCAGCATTCTTTAATTCTGAAGCAGGCCTGTAGCCTAGTGTTGTTTTTCCAATGTGATCTTTGAATGGAAATATGCCTTCTCGAGCTAGAATCGCAGGGACAACTAGGTTTTCCTCGTTTTCTTCTATGATTTTTGTTCCGTCTATCTCTGCTGAAACTCTAACGAAATTGTCTCTCATCTTCATTATTCCTCGTTAGTGTGATTAGAGCTCGAGTCGACGCCGTGACTACGCCGACTCGAGCTTCGGGGGGCAGGCTTCTGGGTTTCTAGCGTTTTGTCAGTCTAATTCTAGCCTCATGCTCCAGTGGCACTTGCAATGAGTATGAGCTGGAATTCGCGGAATAAACTGGCCTACTCTATAGCGTCTTCCGCTTTGGAAGTCACAGTAATTGCATGGTTCATTGTTAAGATATTCAGTTACCCACTCAAACTCTCTAACTCCAGCTTCACCGCCGATTAATTGGATTGAATGGTTTATTGTTCGCCATACTATATCTTCAGATAGTATATCTAGCCTTAAGAGGATTCCTGCTTCACTTGTCCAGAAGCTTTCACTCAACCACTTTTCCCTTCATTGCATCCTTGAGTATCCGTTTGAAACTGTCCAAATATTCGGCAGCCATCATCACATATTGCCTTTCTCTTTCTGGACTTAATTGTGAGATTGGTTTTCCAGCCAAACTTCGAACATTCAGGAGCGTAACCTGTTTCATCCTCTGGACATATTCTTCAATGACTAACTTTGCGCCTAAAATGCCATCTTCAGGCGGCATTCTTCCAGAGACGCATTCACCCACGATTTTCTTGAGAGAAACAGCAAGGTCTTTTTCAACTTCACTCGGCGCTTGATCCATCAGATTCTTCTCTTGATAAGGAGCAGGTTGATCGAGAGGATTCTGCTGTTGTTGGATCTTCTTCAACATTTTCCCTTCACTATTCGGCAAAGCATCAAGCTGATACAGTTTGCTTCGTACTTCATCAGGAGTCATGTAAGCAAGCATTTTTTCTGCTGTTTGGCTCTTTAGCAGTTCGATTTCTGCTTTCGTTCTTTCGTCAGCTTCAAAGCCTGGATTCCAAACTATTTCATAGTCAGGAATTCTGTCTTCTCCATATTCTAGGGCTGCAATTCTGTTGATAAGATCACGGAGTAGAGGCTCTTGTGAAGTTTGAACGTCACTTATCATTTTGAAGTATGCTCGTTCATTGACTTCGCTTCCTGTTAGGGCTCCAGCTTGTGCACCACGAAAAACAGGCTCTGGAATCCCTGTTCCTCCGCTCATACTTTCAAGGCTTGGCTGTAGATAGTTGCTAGGGTTAAATGCTTGTGCTCCAACGCCTTTGAATTCGAGTTTCTTTGTTTGGTTATGAACGAAGTATTTTTTGGCGTTCATATTGTCAAATTGGCCGCTTGCGATGAAAGCGTCAATCTGAGCTCCTGTAGCGTCTTCTAAAGTGATGTCTGGAAAGCCTGAACCGTACCGTATCATAGCAAGAGCTACATTCCATCTGATGTAACGCAAAGCCATAATGTCATCGTAGACGACGCCGACTGCGCTTATGCCCTTCCAAGGATGATCAAAGATTCGTGTTGCTAAATGAATTGTTCTTGTGAAGTGGACTCTAATCGGCGCTACTGATGATCCGAAGTTGTACCATTCTGGAAGATTGAGCCGTTCACTGTTAGGCTTCTTGTCTTCTTCAACGCTAGTGACATGCAATTCAGAGTAAGCCTGCAATTCGCTGATTTCGACAGGAGATGTAATAGGCTTGCTTAAGTCTCCACCATAGTCACTGTACCGTAGAACGAGGACTGCCCAGCCGAAGAGCCTTTCAAAAGTTGTCAAGAGAGTAAGCTTTTTTCTAGCGTCAAGAGCGTTAAGTTTCTCGAGAATAAGCTTTTCAAATTCTGTGTCTTTCTCGTCACTTTTGTTTTTGATTTTGAACCAGTTGTCCCAGCAGTCATTTCCTACCATGAAGCTTATGCGGTATGCTGATCCTTCACGTTTAGCTCCGAAAACAAGGTCTTGGACGCTTATTGTTTCTTGTCCGAAAAGAAGATTGCTAGTTGGTATCCGAATAGAAGAAATGTCAACGTTTGAAGTATCCACGCCTGTTATGCGTTTGATTAAGCGAGCTCCTAATCGTTGAAGACGAGTAGGCTTTTTCTCTTCAGGCACTATCTTTTCACCAATGGAAATACACTATTATTAGTTGAGCTCCTGTAAGTACGATTCCGAGAGTTGTTGAGCAAGCTATGACAACATTTTTGAGGCTTCTGAAGCGTTCATCTGTTAGTCTTTGGCATCCTTCACGATAAGCTTTGCAGAGGTCCATAGAAACATTGGTAAGATTGCAGTGTTCAGGATCTGTACATTCACTCAATACGGCACCAGCTTTGAATAGTAGAATCTCTTAAAGGGACTATGAATGGTTTTCCTTATAGCTTTTGTGCAGTTTCCGGAAGACTCTAAGTTTGCTTAACTGAATTAGAAGAGCTCTTCCAGAAATTTTCTGAGAGCCTGAACCTGAGCTGGATTGCTATAGTCAACAATAATGCTGATTGTAGCTATCGAAGAGATCGATTGTGAAACTGTTGAACGATCTAAAGATCTAACTATGTTATCATTCTTAGAAGGTAGTTCTGGAGTATATTCAAGATCAGGTTTTTGAATGACTTCTGCTTTTGGTTTACGTCCCCTTAGCTTATAGCCGCAGACTTTGCAGACTCTTAAGCCATCTAGTACCGCTGCACATTTCGGACAGTTCCTCAGTTCTTGAGTCTTTTGAGTAGCCATATTCTCTTGTCTCTTCATTCTCTTTAAAAGCCTATTGATTCTTAGCCGAACCTGAAACCGCCAACTTCAGGAACAGGCGTAAGAGGCAAAGCATACCGTAAACAGTCGCAAAGATGGTCTCGCTCTTTAACGTCTTCCTTGTATTCAAGGAGCTCACTTATCAGGTTCACACACCGTTTTGACGTAAAGAAACGAGGCAAACCATCCCCCGCAACTGTTAATCTGCTTCCCATTTCACGAAGGCCATCATCTCTTTTGTAGTCATAAGGCCGCGCGTCTAACCCTACTTTTCGAAGTTTACTTATCCCTTGTGGGTGACTCTTATCACACCAGAAGATGCCGTTTCTCCATGTTTTCTGCATTTCTAAGGCTGCACTTGCCAAGTCTTCATCTGTACATTGTGTTTTATAGAATTCTTCAACTGCCCATGCTCTATTGTCTCCGTCAAAAGCTACAGCTAGAATCGCTGAAGGGTTTGTCCAGCCGAAATCTACGCCGAACCGCATAGATCGGATAGAGGCTTTCTCAATTTCTTTAACATGTATCGAAGTATCAAAAGGCAATGTGCCAGCTGCTACAGTTGCGAAGCGTCCATAAATGAATCTGTCAGCAAGGCCGCCTGTATGTGTTCTTATAATTTCATCAACAAAAGTTTTCGGAAGTTGCGGGTTTTCAAAGAGACTCCAACGATAGACGCGGCATTCTGAGGAAGTTGTCTCAGGATTCTCTATCGCATTGAAGAGAGGTGAGCCTGGCGAGTCTGGAGTCGTAGTTATCCAGACGCTTGGCGTAAAGGGAATTTGGCAGCGGCCACTTCCTCGTAAGCGTCTTAATACTGTTAGCCAGGCAGAGTCAAAATGTAGGATAAGCCTTGCTTCGTCAATATGAGCATAATCAACGTTTGGTCCTTCAGCTTTCTCTGGATCGTCTAAACTCACAAACCACCATTGACTACCATTTTTCCATTCTAGACAGTTATCTCCCCTGTTAAAATTTCTGATCAAAGGGTTTGAAGTGAAAGGGTAAGGGCAGCCGAGTAAGAGGCGCGATTCAAGAGTTGGAAGTAATATCCTTCTCATCATTGGGTATGAAGGCTCAAAAATGTAGCCGACACTTCCAGGATAATCTAGTGCCCACCTTACATCTTCAAAGAGTCCACACAAAGTTTTGCCTGCGCCTGTACCGCATGAGACTCCTCGCTGGCTATAAACGTCTTTGCCGCCGTGAAATTCCTTCTGTTTAGTATGGGGGCAGTAGAGAAGGAAGTTATGGCCTGAAATTAGGCGGGTTGACATACTTCGAAGAGCCTCTTCTGTCCCTTATCTACTGGCTCAGGCTGATCTTGGACTTTAGGAAGCTCCCGCATAATCATGTCGACATCTCCTCGCTTTTTCCTCATTACCAGACAAGAAACTTGCTCATGGTACTTATGGAAGATGTTCGGCACCTTTTTTCCGCAGTATCTACACTTGCTTAGCGGCACTCTTTTCTGCCCTCTGTTTTGCTGCCTCTTCAAGAAGTAACCGTTTCATTTCAGGGTCAGCATCGAATGGTGTTGAAGAAAGTGTTACTCTTGTCTCGCTTGGTTCTCGTTTGATTGCTCCGATGTTCTGTAGGATATCAATCAACTTTACATGTGTTTCAAGAATCACTCGAAGAGCGCCTACTTTAGCATTCATATTCATTGTGTTTGCATAGACTCTCCAGGCTTCTAATCCAACTTGACGAATCGCGCCTAAAGTCTGGTCTAGAATCGTTTCATCATCAGATCTTACGATAAGATGTATCCATCTCTTACGCCTTCCCCAGTCTCTCATTATTGCTCCAGGAGAGACGCCTTTAAAGAGAGGATTACGCTTTGCCAGATCTTTTGCTACTAAGTGAAGCATTCCTCCTCTAACCATTCTATCAAAAAGCTCTATCCTTCGTGCTAGCAAATTCTCATTCAATTTTTGTTCACACCGTAAAGAATTCTTTGTTTTTCTGTACCCATTCAAAAGTGATAATGTCAAAGCCTTCATAAGGAGGTCTCTCTTGAATCTCGCCTCTTCCGTCAATATAGAGAAGATCAGGATGCATCTTTCTGAATGCTAACCGAAAATCTTGTAAACATTGGAATCCGTCTCTTACTGCATCTTCATAAGTTATGTCTTTGAATCGTTTCCGTATTATCTTTGTGACTTTTGCTTCTCCTATTTTCATGCAAGATTTAGTCCTCAGGTCCCAATAGACGATTAAGATATCTCCAACTTTGATAGGCTTCTTTCGTTGCTTACGAATAGTCTGTAGTTTTGAACCGTTAGCGAGCCTTTCTTTCAAGACTGAAAACCCTAGAGAAGGCAACGTGAAGACCTCTATGTGATGGGTGTTTGAGGACATTCTTGTCTTCGCATCCTAAAAATTACGTGTCTACCTTCTCGAGACTTTCTCATATAGCCCATTATGGTTAGTTGATTCAAGTAAGATGATTCTACTGCTCGAGCTTTATGTGTCCGTTGGCTTATATTCTCAGCTGTTCCAGCTTCTAAGCTTTCTAGTGTGAAGTATGTTTTGATAAGGTGTGAGGGGAGGCTTAAGAGAATAAGTTTCTCGTTCTGTGTTAGTTTGATTGGAGAAGTAAGCAATGTTAAGATTTGGTGGAGTTCTTTCTGGAGATCGTTAAGTTTGTTGTTTAGGCGTGCATATCCGCGTAAGATTCCTTTCTGTGTTAAGAGATTTTGTCTAATCTAAGCAGCTCTCCTGTTTCTTGTTTTCTGGAATGTACCGAAGTGAAACTGTGATTCTTTTTTCGCTTGAGCCTGTGTAGAGATTCTTGAAGTTTCTCGAGTCAATTCTGTTGCCTCTGCCTATGTGTCGTATCTTCCAGTTTTTCAAGCCGCCTCTGACTAGCTGAGGATTGCTGGTTATGATTGTGAAGGGAAGCTTCGTTTTTTCTGTATAGTATTTTGCCATGAAGTTCAGGAGTCTTCTGCCGACGCCTATGCCTTGATAGTCTGGCAGGACGACAAGCCTGCTAACTCTATAGTAAATTGTTCCCATGTGGATTTTGATTATTGCGATGAACGCTATCGGTTTCTCTTTGTAGATTGCGACATAGTTTTTTGTGAATGGATTGAGCTGACCGCTTAGATAATGATAGTCCCTAAAGATTCTCCAGACGTCACCGCTGCAGCTATGAATCCGAATCGAGATTTCTGGTCGCACTCTTTTTTTTTACTATACTCCATTGTGTCTGTTGTAAAGACCCAGTCTGGCTCTAGCCAGTTGACAACATCATAATGGCAAGTTACAGCTATGAAACGCTTCTTAGATTTTCTGATTGCCTTACTAATCGCAAAGGCTGAGACTTGAGCAACTTCTCTATCCACAACACTTGTGAATTCGTCAAAAACGATTAGGTCTTGCTCGAGGACTAACGCTCTTGCGATGTCAACGCGCATTTTCTCTCCCTGGCTAAGTTGATCGTAACTTTTGAGCCAGTCTGGGGGGCTAGCGAAGCCGACGCTTGAAAGAGCCTTTGTTATGTCTGATACGCTCAGGTTTTCTGGGAAATCATCAAGGATAGTCTTATGTGTATATTTGAAGCCGCAAATGTAAGCTTGTTTGAAGAGGTCTTTTGCTATGCTTGTTTTGCCTGTGCCGCTGCGGCCTACTATTACGCCGACTTTCCAAGAGTCATCATCAAAGGGTATGTTACCTTTGAAGCGTTTTTCGAGTTTGCAGTCTAGAAGAGAAAAGCTGCCGACTACAGATTGAGCTCTGAAAGAATCTGTATTCTCCCAACTTTTTACAATGTCGAAAGTCGGCATTTGAAACCTCCCTTTATTGAGAAAGCATATGCTACTTGTTGAGCATGCTCATCTTCACATTCAATGACGACTTCCCATATTGGCTTAAGTTCTGCTGGTATTTCATTATCAGCTTTATTAAGAAGCCTCTGGAGTTTTTCATCACTAAGAGCCAGAAGATTCTTCAAGTCTTCTCCTTTCCCTAAATCCATAATTCGCCGAAATTCTTCAGCATCAGCGTCAGGATCATGTTCACCGTGTACTTTGTTAAGAATCTGTCTAAGGAGGCGGCGGTCAACATCATCAACATCACAACGAATAACTTTAACGTGTGAGAGGCCGAGCTCTCGAGCGACTGTTAACCTCTGTTCTCCATCAGCGATAAGCAAGTCTTTATTCGTAATAATCGGGATAAGGAACCCGAATTTTTCGAAACTATCTCTCACTTGTTGAAGTTGCCTTTCACTCATCCGATTAGGATTCTGTCCATCAACTTTAAGATCTTGGATCTTAACGATCTCTTCCCGCGGAAACTTCGTATTAGCCATTCGTTCTGCTCAACGCCAATACACCTAGCGACTTTTTCGCTTTTAACATTTGTCATCCGAAATCTTTTAAGGCAATAGATTCTCTAGAGATTAGATAGGAAGAGGCAGTTAGATGTTGAAGCGAAAGCATAAAATGATGCTTGACTGCAATGGACCAGACAAGCATTCATGTTGTGGGTGTACTCATTGGGTAAGCGCCCTTCCTGGATATTACTGTGAAGAAATCGTCAACGCTAAAAAAGCTAGAGAGAGTTAATTAGATGGATCTCTTAGTTCTTTTGGCTCTTGTTGGAGTTACCCTAGTTTTAGTCGTTGTTGTGATTATTGTTCTTTTGTGGGTTGCTGCTAAGTCTTATGAGATGGGCTGGAATGATAGAGATAGAGGCGTCTGGATTGGTGACAAAGAAGAAAAGAACCCTTAAAGAGAGAATTGCTCAAACCTTCAAGATCATTCTAGATATACCTAATGACCTTCCAGGGCTCCATGAGCTCATTTATCTTCTATCTTCAATAGGTACGCTGCGTTCTTCAAGTATTCATAGATGGTCACCTTTGAAGATTTCGGACTTTCATATATATGATAAACCAAATTATCCAGTCAGAATCGATCCTTTCTTGGTCTTCGCTGAAGTTACTTTAAAGTGGAAATGTAAGGATTGTACAACTAGCAAAACAGAAAAAATCTACTATGAACTCCCAGGGTTAGGACACCCATATTTACCTGAAAGGTATTGGCGAAGAGAGCCTAGAACAGTAAGAGTATATGTTCCTACTCTTTCATTTTGCGTTTCTACTTATAAAGCAAGAAAAGAAGCTGAGAGATTAGCTAGAGAAGAAAGCAAGAAACGTAGAGATGCTGAAATGAAAGATTATGAGGAGAGAATAAAGTTTACGAGAAAGTTTACGAGTCTTGAAGAGCAGATGAATCTAGCTGAGTCTCTTTCTTCTGAAGCTTCTAGGAATATTCAGATTGCCCGTAACCTTAAAATCTTGAGTTCACGTTCACTTAAACGGAATTCTCGAAGGTTTCAGGTTGCAGTTTATCGTCTTGTTGAACTTGGTTATAGTCCTGAAGACTTTAGGGAACTCACTATAAAACATGTTAATCTAATGATGACGTGGTATAGAGTGAAAAAGAATGCTTGCTTAAATGATTCTTCTTGCGGTATGAGGGAGTTTTTTGAATGAAGAAGATTAAAGACCCACAGAAAGGATACTGTCCACATTTTAGGGAAGTCATGGACTTGAACGATTGTTATTTCTGCTACTTCAAAAAGGTGAGAAAGAAATGAAATCTTTAACGCATAGGGAAATCTTGGAAGTTATTCCTGGCGATGTGTGCCGAGGTTGCCTGATTAGACCGTTAGTTTGCAAGAAAAAACAGGTAGACCATCCGAGTTTTCATTGTAATGGAATCAGTGTTATCACAAGAATTTTGGAGGCTGCGAGAAATGAGTAGTGTTGAAGATTTGAGGAAAGGGTTAAGGCATTTCATTTGGCATTGTCCAATCTGCAAAAAAGAAACTGTACATCGTCCTGTTCACTTAGAGTTTGTTGCTTGTAACATCTGCGACTTGGTTCAGCATAAACCTTTGAAAAAGTTGCTTGAGGCTAGAATATGAATGAAGGATATGTTGAAGGAAAGAATCGAACTTGGTATGATGTCTGCAAGAACTGTTCCAGAATAGTGTCGTCACGGCATACTTCTTGTCCGAAATGTGGCGGTACTGATTTTGAAGGAACCATCAGAGAATCAGATGGTAGAGTTCGACGGAAACCGTTTCTTGAGGCGACATAGAAATGAAAGCAGAAAAAATAGACGAGTTGAAAGCCTACGTTGAAGGTGTGCTCCACGGCAAAGTTGTAATGGAACAGATGGGATACTGTAAACGGTGCGGAAAATGGGAAGACCTCCGACTTGGGGTTTGTTTTGATTGTGCAATGCCGAATTGTACTCGCCCAACTTGTCCTTTCAAGAAATTAGTTTTCAATGTTCATCATGAACGTGTTTGGAAAGACATGGTTTATCGTGATACTGTCAACGGGAAAACTTTGGTTAAGTGTGATAGAGATGAAGGTCCCTGTTCAGACCAAGAATATGCTGTAGCATCAGATAAAGAGGCGACACAGAAATGA